GCCGGAATCCAGAGCGTGTACAAGCGCGCCTGCGACCTGGGGCCGTTCGACCTGATCCTCGTGGACGAGGCGCACATGATTCCGCCCGACGGCGATGGAATGTACCGGCAGTTTCTGGCGGAGATGAAAACCATCAACCCGCTCGTCCGGCTGATTGGACTGACGGCCACACCGTTCCGGATGAAGTCGGGGGTGATCTGCGCGCCGGAGAATCTGCTCAACGCGGTCTGCTACGAGGTCGGCGTGCGGCAACTGATCGTGGACGGCTACCTTTGCAGGCTGATCACCAAGTCGGGTCGGCAGAAGCCCGACACCTCCGGGCTGCACGTGCGCGCTGGGGAGTTCATCGCCAACGAGACGGAAGCGCTGATGGACCAGGACGCGCTGGTCGAGTCGGCCTGCTCCGAAATCGAAGAGTACACCAAGGACCGAAGGTCTTGTCTCGTCTTCGTCAGCGGTGTGAAGCACGGTAGGCACGTCGCGGAAGTCCTGCGAAGAAGGACCCGGTCGGATGTAGGCGAGGTGTACGGCGAAACCCTGTCCTTCGACCGAGGCCGTCTGTTGCAGGATTTCCGCGACGGCAAGCTCAAGTATCTCGTGAACGTCAACGTCCTGACCACCGGCTTCGATGCGCCCAATATCGACTGCATCGCGCTGGTGCGGCCGACGATGTCACCGGGGCTCTACTACCAGATGGTCGGGCGTGGGTTCCGGCTGCATCCGGGCAAGGAGAACTGCCTCGTTCTCGACTTCGGCGGCAATGTCCTGCGCCACGGGCCGGTGGACCAGATCAAGGTGCAGGTCACCCCCGACGGTCACGGCGAGGCGCCTGCGAAAGAATGCCCGCAGTGCCATTCGGTGATCGCCGCGGGCTACGCAACCTGTCCCGACTGTGGGTTCGAGTTCCTGCCGCCGGAGAAGCAGAAGCATGATGCGAAGGCGACCACGGCGGGCATCCTATCTGGCGAAGCGACCGTCGAAGAACGCGCCGTCCAGGACACGCTCTACGGCGTCCACGTCAAACGCGGCGCGCCAGAGAACCATCCGAAGACACTGCGCGTGGACTATCAGCTCGGTTTCAACGACTACGTCTCCGAATGGGTCTGCCCAGAGCATACCGGCTATGCCCGATGGAAGTTCGAGGCATGGTGGAAGGAACGCTCTGATGTCCCACCGCCTGCGACGGCTGAAGAGGCGGCCGTTCTGGCGAATGAGGGGATGCTTGCCCCCACGATGTCCATCGCTGTGCGCACGGTCGTCGGCGAGAAGTTCGGCACGGTGATCCGCCGCGTCGTTGGCGAGAAGCCCCGCATGCCTGGGTGGGACGAGGAACTGATGAAGCAGCCCATTGCGGCCTCTATGGGCCTGAACGATGACGACATCCCGTTCTGAGGAGAAGACGATGAAGAGCAATGTTACGGAGCAAGTAGTCAGCCGCCATCGGCGGTTCTGCATGTCGTGCGGGACGAAACTGGCCCAATCCGCGTCGAAGCGTGTCGGCCTGTGTCAGGCGTGCCGCCGCCACTGCGTCTGCTGCGGACAGCGGGCCGAAACCTATGGCCATTACGACGTGTGCATTCAGTGCGGGCTTCTGATTGGCCAGAAGATTGAACGCATGAAGCTGGGCAAGGGCAAATTCCCGAAGGATCGCGATGCCGATTGCTGCCCCGCCCGGCGCGCGCATTGTGTCGCGTGTGGAGACCCCGCCGAAACCGTGATCGCCGGTCGCCCGCACTGCGCAGAGTGCCGCGCAGAGAAAGAAGGCGCGCCGCCCTGTATGAACTGTGGCGACCCGACTTGTGACGGCAACTGCGAACGCGACGAATCGGACCAGACATGATCCGGATTGCAGGAGACCACGATGCCAGACAACGTCAATCACCCCACGCACTACACGGAACATCCCAGCGGCATCGAGTGCATCCAGGTGACCGAGCACATGAACTTCTGCCTCGGCAACGCCGTGAAGTACATCTGGCGCGCAGGGCTGAAGGGCAATGCGGTCGAGGATCTGCGCAAGGCTGCCTGGTACATCGAGAGGGAGATTAAGCGCCTTGAGTCAACTCGCTGAATTCCTGCCCGACTATGCGCGGGATTGGGAAGCATCGCTCACGGTCGGTCCCTGGCCCACCGAGCAGGAGGCCGAGGATTGGCTTGCCGCTTTCCTTGCGGGCACTGGTCTCTTCCACGTCCAGCGCCAAGTAGCGGGCGTGCCGCTCGAACGGCACCACTTCCAGCGCGCGCAGGGCGTCCGCGCCGATCTGCTGCTCCTTCCATCTCAGAAGCTGGTGGACATGGGCTGGAAGGACGGCGTCATCGTTATCGAGGTCAAGAAACCCGGCGTGAAGATCGGGCTGGGCATCAACCAGTTGCTCGATTACATGCGCACGGCGTGGTTCATTGACGGTGGGATCGCCGTCATCCCGTCCTTCGGATTCCTCTTCCCGGCGCGCAAGCAGATCGGCCCGCTGGCCAGCGTCCTGGCACACCAACACATCGGCACCGCCACGCTCGAAGGCGACCGCGTGGACCTGTACTGCGGGCATTCTGGCGTCCTGCGGATCGGCAACGACGGCGATGCCGTCATCAAGCCGACGCGGTTCGGCCAGAGGATGGGGGCGCGCTAATGCGGGCCAAGGAATTTCTTGAGGCGCTATTCGGCGACGCCATCGGCCCGGATCGCCAGATATCGCTCTTTCTGATGCCGGCGAGGCGGACCCAGCGGTTCGAGACAGCGGCGCTGGCGGCGGCCTATGCCGAGAAGCGCGCGGACAAGTTCGATGTCTACTACGGCGTCGGATTGATCGGCGGTAAGCCCCGTGGGCGCGGAACCATCGCTGACGTGAACGCTATTGGCGGTCTATTTGCCGACATTGACCTGCCGTGCGCCAAGCGCGCAGGCAAACCGCTCCCCGCCAGCGTCGAAGAGGCGCGCACGCTCTGGACGCCCTTCGGTCTGGAACCGTCGCTCCTCGTGCATAGCGGCCACGGTCTGCACCCATACTGGTTCTTCAAAGAGCCTTGGGTTTTCGACTCGGCCGACGAGCGCGCCGCCGCCAACCGCCTCGCGAAGGGCTGGCACCAGGCGCTCAAGGCGCAGGCCGCCCAACGTGGCTGGTTGATCGAGAACCTGGGCGACATAGCCCGCGTCCTGCGCTTGCCGGGCACAATCAACCACGGCGACCCTCAAGCGCCAGTGGAAGTGCGCGTGCTCGAGTACCACGAGGAGCGACGATACAACCCATCGGACTTCGAGACGTTCATTGTCGAGCCGACCGAGGTGCAGACCGCGCAATCAGGGCACATCACGCTCTCTGCCGACGCTGAGCCGCCTGCGGACAAGATGCTTTCGGCCATTTCTGAGTGCGCCCAGTTCAAGGAGACATGGGAGCGGCAGCGCACGGACCTCGCCGACCAGTCCCAAAGCGCCTATGACCTCGCCCTGGCGACCGTCGCGGGCCTTCGGGGATGGTCGGACCAGGAGATCGCCAACCTCATCATCGCGGCGCGCCGCAAGCACAATGAGAAGCCCGAAAAGGCGCTGCGGATGGATTATGTCCGGCGCACCCTGGCGCGCGTGCGCGAATCCACCCCACCGCAGGACGACGTGCCGGTGGACATCAGCCGCATCGCCCCGCAGGAGAAGACCAAGGCCGCGCCGCCACGTATTACAGACCCGGGGCCGATCCCAGAGTCCATGCTGCGCATCCCCGGCTTCATCTCCGAGGTGATGGACTACACCCTGGCGACCGCGCCGTATCCCCAGGTCGAATTGGCGTTCACCGGTGCGCTGTCGCTCCAGGCGACCTTGGCCGGGCGAAAGGTCAAGGATTCCCTTGAGAACCGCACCACGCTCTACGTCGTGACGCTGGCCAAGTCCGGCACCGGCAAGGAACACCCGCGCAAGGTCAACCAGCGCATCCTTGTGGCCGCCGGAATGCCCGATGGCTTCGGAGACACCTTCGCCAGCGGCGAGGGCGTCGAGGATCGCATGCACATCACGAATACGGTCCTCTTCCAGACCGACGAGATCAACGATCTGATGGCGGCGATCCGCGATAACAAGGAAACGCGTTACCAGACCATCGCCAACGTGCTGCTGAAGTTCTACAGCAGCTGCAATGGTATCTATTCCCTTCGGGTGAAGGCCGGCAAGGAGCATCGCACTATCGACCAGCCGAACCTGTGCATCTTCGGCACGGCGATCCCGGAGCACTACTACGACTCGCTCTCTCCCAAGATGCTCACCAACGGCCTCTTCGCGCGCGTCATCATCGTCGAGGCGGGGAAACGCGGATCTGGCCAGGAGCCGCCTTACTTGGATCTGCCAGAGCGCATCGCGGCGACGGCCAAGTGGTGGGCGGATTTCAGGCCTGGCAGCGAGCACGGGAACCTGAACAACTGGCATCCGAAGCCCCGCCTGGTGGACATGACGCCCGATGCCCTGGCCGCCATGCGCGCCGCGCGCCTGGAGGCGGACGCCGAATATGCGAAGGCCGAAAGCAACAACGACACGGCGACCATGTCCATCTGGGCGCGCGCCTACGAGAAGGCACGACGCCTGGCCTTGATCTACGCATGCAGCGAGAACCACCTCGATCCCATGATCAGCCGCCAGGCCGCCGAATGGGCCTGGGCGTTCGCCAAGCATCAGACCCAACGAATGGTCTTCGGCGCGCACAACCGCGTGGCCGAGAACCCGTTCCATGCCGAATGCCTCAAGGTGATGGAGAAGCTCCGGGCCGAACCGGGCAAGACGCTCAAGCATAGCGTGCTCATGAAACGCATGAAGCTCGACGCGCAGATGTTCCAGAAGGTCGTCGAGACCCTCTACCAGCAAGAAGACATCCAGATCCGCAACGACCCGACCAAGGGGCGCGCGGGCACTTACTACCTGCTGCGGGAGGGGTGAAAGATGGGGGTGAAAGAAGGTCCGATGGCCGAAAAACGGGTGAAAGAAGTGAAAGAAGGTGAAAGAAGGGTGAAAGAAGGTTTCCGGGAATTTCCTAATGAATTCTATATATATATCTCTTCTCTCTCTCTTTCACCCCTACATGCGCGCGCGAGAGATTTTCGGCGCTTTTGCGCGCGCGAGGGGGTGGTGAAAGAAGTATGGGGAAAGAAGGGCTGCCGTACCCCCACGCGCGCACGGGCGCGTTCAGGGCGCAACGGGCCGCGTCGTGCGCGCCGACGTACCAACGCGCGAACACGTCGCAACGTGGGCCAACCGTGCGCGCCCGTGGCCAAGCGGCGGGAGTGCTGCATTCTGAAGCGGTTTCATGGTTCCTTCCCCGCGAAGAACCTTCGTCCGCGCGCGGGAACCAGTCGCCAAGATAGACAGAGTTTGTTTTCGGTGTCCGACATTTTCAGGAGGTGAGGCCGATGCAGATCGAGATGCGCAAGGTGAGCGAGATCAAGCCGTACGAGAAGAACCCGCGCCAGAACGATGATGCCGTGGACGCCGTGGCCAGGAGCATCCGGGAGTTCGGGTTCCGGCAACCCATCGTCGTGGATGCCGAGGGGGTCATCATCTGCGGCCACACCCGCTGGAAGGCGGCGCAGAAGCTCGGACTGGAGGAAGTGCCGGTCCATGTGGCCCGCGACATGCCGCCGGAGAAGGTCAAGGCATACCGGATCGCCGACAACAAGTTGGCCGAGATGGCGACCTGGGATATGGAACTCCTGCCCATCGAGTTGACGGAGTTGCAGGGCATGAACGTGGACCTGGCGTTGCTTGGGTTCGACGCCGAATCGCTGGCGCAGATTCTCCACCCCGAGCTTCAGCAGGGGCAGACCGACCCGGACGCCGTGCCCGAGCCGCCCGACGAGGCCGTTTCAAAGGCTGGCGAGGTTTATCAACTCGGCAACCACCGTCTGATGTGCGGGGACTCCGGGAGCGTGACAGACCTCGACATGCTCCTGGGCAGCCAGCCGATTCACCTCGTGAACACGGACCCGCCTTACAACGTCAAGGTGGAACCGCGCAGCAACAACGCCATCGCCGCCGGCCTGTCATCGTTCGGAGAACCAGGCCTGACGCACCACCAGGGGTTCGACCTTGCCCGGGGCAATGCGAAGGGCCACGCGACAACCAAGAAGCTGCGTCCGAAGGACCGGCCCCTGGAGAACGACTTCGTGTCCGACGAGGAGTTCGACCGGCTCCTGAAGGCGTGGTTCGGGAATATCGCCCGCGTCCTATTGCCGGGTCGCGCGTTCTACATTTGGGGCGGCTACGCCAACTGCGGCAACTACCCGCCGGTGCTGAAGGCGTGCGAGTTGTATTTCTCGCAGGCCGTCATCTGGGTGAAGCAACACCCGGTTCTGACGCGCAAGGACTTCATGGGAAACCATGAGTGGTGTTTCTATGGCTGGCGCGAGGGTGCGGGCCACAAGTTCTACGGGCCAAACAATGCCGTGGATGTCTGGCCGATCAAGAAGGTCAACCCGCAGAGCATGATTCACCTGACCGAGAAGCCGGTCGAGTTGGCCGTGCGCGCCATTCAGTACTCGTCCCTGACCGGCGAGAACGTCCTGGACCTCTTCGGTGGGTCGGGAAGCACGATCATCGGCTGCGAGCAGACCGGGCGAAAGGGATTCAGCATGGAACTGGACACGCTGTACTGCGATGTCATCCGCCGGCGGTGGGCAGAATTTGTGCATGGAGAGGGCTGCGACTGGGTGAAGCAGACGCCGAAAGCGGGGGCGCGAGAATGACAGGCGCGCAGAATGCGCTTGGTAAAGAGTTCTTTCCTAACGGTTCCGGTAGTAAAGGAATCTTTCCCAGCCAAGAGAGACACCCCCGCGTTGGCGGGGGTGTCTGTGGAGGGTGCGGATCAATGATGGCCTTAGCGCTACCGGTTCAGGAAGAACCTGCCACGCCCGAAATGTTCTTCGGCGCGCCGGAACTTCGCGTCGCCGGCGTGCTTCTGCATGTCGCGCAGGATCATGGCGTAAAGCGTGTTCGAGGGCGTCTTGCCGCCTTTGGCGGGCTTCCAGTAGCCTTTGGACATGGCGATCTCGACCATCTTCGCGGTGCTCATGGGCAGGTCGGCCTGCTCGGCCTCGGCAAGCACCTTCTGTGCCGCCCCCATCAGGCCCAGCTTTTTCTCGCGGGGCTGACCATCGGCGGCGGCACGGCTCCGGCGCTTCGGCGTGGATGCCGGCTCAGTGGTCTCCGGTGTGGCGGCAGGTGTCGTCGCGTGGACGGGCGTCAGGCGTGCCGCGTCCTTGATCGTCAGCACCTTCCCGCTGGCGGTGGTGACCTCCCATCCTTTTTCGTTGGTGCCGGTGACTTTTACCTCCACGCTGTTGCGACCGATCTTCGTCGTGTACGTCGCGCCAACCCTAATGCTCTTCGACATGGTACTTCCTCCTTCTTGGCCCGCGTTCGTGCGGGCACCTATGGGACGCGGGCACACGCCCGCCTCTTACGCCTTGATGTGGTGACGGTGCAGGGTCTTGGCCAGCGCCAGTACCGCCTGCTCCGGGATGCGTTTGCCGTTGATGGTGATGCGGCTGATGTAGCGGTCCTCGCCTTTGAGGGTTACGCGCATCTTCAGGGTGAGCGTCCGGGTAGTAACGGTCATGGGTCATTTCCTCCCCTGGCGCATCTCGGCCAGGTGTTTCTCAATGAACGCCTCGTCCTGTTGCGCGAGCTGCGCCAGGACCTCCACCAGGCATTTGCGGGTGTGGGCGACGTCGCCCACGTGACCCCAGTGGAGGCCATCCTTCTTCGCGTACTCGGCATGCTGCTTCATCTCCTGCCCGATCAGGTCCAGGAGCGCGCCCACGTCGTTCTGGTGCATCTCGTAT